CAAGGATGGACATAGGGTTGTAAGTAGAATCAACTACGTTGGAATTAAATGTGTATACACCTTGGTCTATTGCAAATGTATGATAATTATGATATTTTTCATCACCATCTATTGTAAGTGTTCCTACCTCCATTTTGTCATCTAAGTATTCTGCAGAAATTACTTTATGATATGCGCTGCCTTTTCCTTGTCTGTTGATTCCGTACTCACGAGTGTTGAAACTAAAAAGGCTATCTTCCCCTACAACAATATCTTTTGCCTCTATCTTGCCCTTTCCTATAACTGGAAATTTATGCTCTGGGGTGCAAATAACTGTTTCACCATTATCTAGTGTCAATTTCATAACCTTGGCTTGTTTCTGGGTTACACCAGCCCATGTAATTAATCCCGGTACCATTTCACCTGTCGTTGGATTACAGCTATATGCCCAGTTTTGTTTTCCGGCAGCATACTCATCTGATAGTTCAGTAATAGTTAATACTCTGCCATCTAATAATGGCACTTTAGTGTCCATTGAAAAACAGCCGCCCCCAGTTCTACTCGGAATACGTTTCTGTTGAACTTCATAGCGGACTCGCTCCAAATACTGTTGTGCCTTATTTGGAGGCATAGTACCAACGTCAATAAAGAATACTCGACGCTCAGGCGCGCGGTGTACTCGGTAGATTAAAATAGCATCTTCTAAAAGCTCTTTCTGCTTATAAATCTTGTAAATTGTCTCTAGTATGCTAATACCAAAGGGCCAAGCAGCGTTCATGCCATCTGTAAGGGAAATTTGCACGATATGTTCAGCATCTACAGGTGTAGCTGATCCGTCTTGATAGTTGGCAGATCCGGCGCCTCCGAAACCACCGGATATATAGTTAACATTACCTGCCATTGGTGGCGAGAATACAATACTGTTGGATCCAAATGCTGCATTGGACGACTTGTTAAGTTGGTTTGTTGCAACCAAGCTTTTCATGTTAAGGTCAATTTCCTTAACAAAATAGGATTCGATCTTCTTACCATCGGATTCGTTAACAATTACCTTCTCAACTTTAGCTGGATCGATCCAGTAAAGCTTAAATGTTTCGGGGTCTCGCAGGAAGAATTGATCGCCGTACACTAATGTAGAACGGAATATTCTCCACAATCTGCGATTTAACTCATTCAATCGCAGCCATTGACTTAATGTCTTTTCTAAAATCAGAGTTTCAGACGGGGTCGGGTCGTCATTGTATTTTAGCAATAGTGGTTGCTTAGTAACTTCGTCCGGTTCTGACCCAAAGTCTGCGATTGTATCCAGTGCTGCACTAATTTCGTGGTCATATGTCATTTGATCATATACTGCATATCTTTGTAAACGATCAGGTGGACCAGAATACACCTCTGGCAACCAATTACTGTATTTTGATGTCGATGCATAAGCCGACGTGGAATCAACTGCCCGCTGTGATGCAGGTAACACCGAATTAACCGGTTTAAAAAATTTACGCCATGTCATATTTATACCCTTTTGCTATTTATCCATTTATATACATCGGTGCCGCAATCCCATATTCGATCATATCCGTTGTTTTGCATATTCTCCCATTCTGTCAGATTGACGTCAAAAGTTTCTAATAGATTAGGTAATTTGTGTTTTTGATATTTTATACGATTTTCAAATATATGATAATTTGTTGTATATTGATATGACGGTTCGGATTTACCGTAGAGGGTAAATCCCAACATACTATACAGTGCTCCTCGATTCCACGATCTATCCGAATACGATATTATAGTTAACGGATTAATATGATTTACAAATTGCGCTAATAGTTTGCTTGCGCCACCTACAACTGTGATATTTAACAACGATGCATACCTAACTAATTCGTACTCGTCGTGTAAACTAAATCTAGGTTTCCCAATGGTCATTAAGGATACAAGATCGTTATTATAGTATAATCCGTATCGATATTTAGCGTTTGTGTATCCCTGTAAATGATTTTTATCTAAGAACACCCTTGTATCGGCTATGTTAACTTCGGCAAAAACACACTTTCTGGCATATATAGTATTAGTTTTTTTTAGTAAAGACAGCAATCGTGATTTCACTAAATCGCAGTGTGTAGACCAGACATGGTCCCATATATGAACTAAGTGAATTCCTCTAGCAATACAGAAATCAGTCTTATTACGATGATAGTTTCTGTCTTTTTTACCGTATCGATCACTGTGCCATATTGACCCATTACATTCAATTGCAAGATTGTATTCTGGAATATATATATCTAACTCTAAAGGAGAAATAATAGATCTATTATTTCTCTCGAACAATATATTATGTTCGGTTAAAAAATCACATACTAGCGTCTCGAATATAGATGTGTTGTGTCTTTTTAGTGAAATAGAATGTTTAACAAACACTTGATGAATCCGACTCTTAGACACACCAATATCATATGCAATATGTGTCATAGTTTTTGTTTTATTTTCTTCTATTAAATAATCCCTATTTGCTAATCTAGATGTCTGATCTCGACTAATCTTTGGGGACGGGCTTCCTGCAGAATTATATCTATCCATGCAGGTTTGCCGTTTAGTATTCTGTACTTCGGCGGATTTTAAGTGATGTGTTACTCCGTATTTTTCTAAGCTCAGGAGTTCTCTATCATGTTTAGTAGTTGCTAATTGCATATGGTGTTCTGCTCCAATATTATGCAATGATGTAGCCCGTTGCTTTGCTATGATAATATTACGACCTACTTCATCGGCCCACGTTGCACGACGTGATGCTGATTGTTTGGGCAACACAACTGTATCTTTACATGTTTTAGAACAGAATTTTAGCCAACGGCCGTCAGCACCGCGTAGTGTAGTATTCTCGCATAGGGTATTGCAACACTTAGGTGCATTAAATAGATGCTTATTTTTCTTACACTCGTCACTACAATAACTCTTGCGGTCGATTACCTGGTTATTACATAGTCTATTTTTACAGAATTTCATAGTATATTGTAACAGATATCCGGGATTGTGTCAACCAATCATGCACTTGCTCTTGTATACCTTAATATGTCATTGTTGGTAGAAACTAGTCTGTTTGTACCATTTGCTATTTCTTGCAATAGTGCTGCTTGTTTTGCCATTATGGTATTTATGCTGGCAAGTCCACCTGAAGTGTCCATAGCGGCTGGGGTCGATGATGTATTCTGCGAAACTCCATTATCCGTATTAGGGGTAATAGGTTTGGGTGAGGCTTTGTCAGCAGACGGACTAATAATTTCAGATGGCTTCGGGTTTGTTGGAACAGATGGCTTCGGGTTTGTTGGAACAGATGGCTTCGGGTTTGTTGGAACAGATGGCTTCGGGTTTGATGGAACAGAGATTCTGTCAGAATCTATTGTGGCACCCATACCCCTGCGTTTGGCTAATTCCTCATCTTCGTTTGTGTTTAGGCCACCAGAATATGTTAATGCACCTATTGCTGCGCCGCCTTTTAAGAATTTACTTAAAAAACCCATTAAACTTGGTGCTGCTCCACCAGCTGCTCCACCAGCTGCTCCACCAGCTGCTCCACCCCCACCAAACAGTCTGCCTATTCCACTAAATATTTTACTAATACTTAAAAATCCTGATATAACACCAATGGCTGCTAATCCTATACCTACAAAGCTTCTGACTACCGGGCTCATACTATCGTTTGCAAGAGTTATACCGTTGTTAAATAACTTTAAGGCGGCGGTGGCCGTGTCGACTTGATGTTCGAATGCCGGAAATAAAATTTGCTGGGCTGCAAGTGATCGTTCTAATTCAGTTGAAAATTGCGACAATGAAGCCTGACTCTTTGTTGCGGCATCAACTTGTGGCGAAGTAGCATCAGACACCTGATTAGACTGGCTGCGCAAAGAATTAATAAGGTCTAATGCTGCGCCTGCTGATGCATTACCTGCATCTTTCTGAGTCTGTAGGGCCTGAATTCTGGCTTCATCTAATCCTTCTGCAAAATTCATTAATTGTTTTTGACCTGCCACAGGGTCGACGTCACGTGCATAACGTGTGATCCTAACAAGCTCTTGTGCAAAGTCCCCTATACCTGCCGAATTTAAATCCTGGAACGATTGTATCGATTCAGCCATCCTGGATGCTGCAAATTTCTGTAACAATTGACCACCGGATGTGTCTTTTAATCCTGCCGAAAATAAAGCAACGTTGTCTGCTGCCTTTTTACCAAATGATGCACTAATAACCATGCTATCTGTATTTTTAGACATTGCAACTAAATTTTCTTTTAGTTTCGAATTAGAAATACCGAAAGTTAGTGATACTTTGTTTAATTGTGCGCCTAAATTAATTGCCTCATTGCTAAGTTGCAATTCACTCATGCGTCTTACATTTGCATATGTCGACTGAGCTTCTATCAATGTGCCCATTAAATCTGCTTGTTCTTCTGAACTATATCCTAAAGCATTTAACTGATCCTTAGATCCGGTTACAGCTTTGGAAAATTTTATCATCCCGACTGCATTTACAGATGAGCTATATTGTTCCACGACTTTCTGCAAAGTCTGTAACCTCAATCCAGTGCCTGCAACCATTTTCTGGAGTTCTTCCATACTGGTTCCAGTTTTTTCTTGCCCACTTACAATATTAATACCAGATTTAAACAAGTCGTTCGAAGTGGAATAATACTGTTTAAATACATCTATTTGTTTCTTACCTAAAGATGTTGATGCACCCAACATTGCATCCCACGCAAGTGAAGAAAGCTTTTTCTTTTTAGTCGATGCTTCTGCCTCGTCATCCTGAGTTTTTCTGCGTTTCGATCTCTTCCCTTCCTCCTCGTTACTTCTGGAAAGGTTTCGTATATATTTGTCTAACTCGTCGTTAGCTTTTTTCATATCCACGGAATTGCCGGCTAACGACTTCTGAGCATTTTTAACTAAAAGTCCAAGCGAATCCGACTGAACCTTCAAACTTTTTCTTAATACGGATTCAATTTGATATGCAGTCGATTCAGTTGCCCATGGAGGAATTCCCTTCAATGCGTTTGTGAGCGCACCGTCCTCTGATCCAGTAATATGAGTAAAATTATCAGCCATATGATATTATGGTTATGTCCCGTGATAAATAAGTGAAAATAACAATCATTACTATTTATCAAAAATTTCAAAGGTTAATATATGGAACAAAATAATCCGTTAAAGCAATACTTCAGACAATTCAAACTGTTTATGAAACTTCCCAGTGGAACGTCATACTATACCGATGACATTCTAAGTTTTACCGAAAACGGGGAGGTCGGAGTTTTACCAATGACAGGTAGAGACGAAATTGCTTTAAAGAACCCGGACTCATTATTAAACGGTGAAGCATTAATTGAAGTATTATCTAGCTGTGTACCATCATTGAAGAAACCTAAAAATCTTTTAACTAATGATATAGATGCATTGATAACTGCAATCAGATATGCAACATACAATGATTCTCTAGATACTACATTGGTATGCCCAAAGTGTAAACATGAAAATGTATTTAAAGTCGATATGCAATATGCAATCGATAATATGGAATTCCTAGAAAGAGATTATATGGTTCATTTAGACTCCGGGCTAACCGTATTTGTTAAACCTTATTCGTTCCCCGAATTACTAAAAGGTTTGCATTCTGAATTCGAACAAACAAAGCTTACCCGGGCTATTGAAAGTAATACATTATCGGATACAGAGCGAACTGCAATTTTCGCTAAAGCATTTAAGGAAATTGCAACAACAAAATATGACCTTACGTGTAATGGCATTATTAGAATTGTCGACGAGTCGAAAGATGTCAATGTTACAGAAAAGACATTCATTAAGGAATTCTTACAAAATATCGACAAGAAAAGTGTTGATAAAATTAATGACTTAATCCAAGAAATAAATCAAATCGGTATTAAGAGAACTTTCACAGCGGTTTGCGAAAAATGTGAATATAACTGGGAAAGCAATATTGACTTCAATCCTGTAAATTTTTCATAAGGTCACTTATAGGATTACCTGTCGATCAATTAAGTGACCTGATTGATTCATATGAAACAGAATGCGAAAAACTAAGACAGCAGATTATGGAAATATGTTACCATATGGCAGGTGGTATAGAACTAAACTCGGCATGGGGCATGAGTTTCAGTGACAGAGAACTAGCTATTAAAGTTATTAACAAAGCCCTAAAAGACAAGAATCCAAATTCACCGGATTACATGTAAGGAAGGTATTATGCAAAAGAAAATAAACATATCTGATCTAGACATTCCACAAGATGATATAGAATGTTGGGAGAAATATCCCAAGCATCATTGGGTATATGACATGTCCAGAGTATTAGACGCTCAGAATATTAAGTGGTCACCATTTTTCGTTAATGAATTGCCAGACAAGGAGTTGAATCTTCACCTCATGTCACATAAGACTGTAATCCGTCAACCTGGATACATATACACTCACGAGCCGACTGGAAAACACACTATCTCAGAGACATATGTAGTAAAGGGCGAGATTAAGCATTTAAGACATATAGACCCAGATTCTGGGAAAATTGCCGATGTATTAATAGGAGAGATAGAATTACGCATCAATGCGTTTGTATCTTTGTACTTCCAGAAATTCACTGGCATAATATCATTCGAATGTCACTCAAACGAAATATTCAGAATACGTCTTCGATCACATACTGACATTCATTCTGAAACGGACGTGGATGTCCTTAAACTTATAAAGCGAATTTATAAAAGAACTAATGTAATGCTTAGTGGTCCAGTGGACCATGATCTTCACGAAACACTCACTACGTAAACTTCGTTCACTTCTCGTTCGATCAGCTAGTAAAGCAAAACAATTATTCATACTGCATTGGACTTAGAATACTTAACGGTAAAGTCAGAGAAAGGGTATCGAAGCAAAATCTAAATAAAATTAGAAAATGCTTCGATACCCTTTCTCGTCACGACTTAACAGCGTCGCCAGAGTCTGAACAGACTATTAATTGAAGTATTGGATTGCTTATGTCAACTTCACGCATATTACAGCGGCCTGGATGGGGGATAAGAAGCTCAGCTTCATACGTCCTCGCGGTATTAGTAGTTCCTATCAGACAGTCACTACACCGTTTGCGGGGCATACCTTTCTTTTACTTACCCGCAACAAATTTTTAATTCACTCCACTTACATTAGATTGCAAGGTGTCAGCCACTTTCATGGGTCCGATCTAGTTCTTTGGAGTTCGCCTATGCACATCCATAGGACCTGGCTGTTGCTCTCCTCTCCGAAAGACACGCCGGCGAAATTCTAACTTGGCTCGCTAACCTTAACTGTGATTCGAAACTATTATTGTGCTTTTGAAAATGATTTGGGTTTGTGTTTATGTGATTTTTATGTGTAACCTATACGCTTTGATCTTGTACGTTCACGGGGCGCGTCGGTCCCGCTATCTGTTTTTGCTTTAGTTTTACTGAACAGTGTTTAGCTGTTACTGTATTTTATGCCTATCGTCTAAACAAGGCTAATAATCTTGATATAAACGATTCGGTTATAATCGTGGGTGTAGAAGCCGGCTGGATTTGTGCAATTTCCACCGGTTGTTCAACTATTAAAAAGAGTTTTGTGGGTCCGTAACGAAGTCGCGCATTTCTGTAATACGACGCATCCAGCCGTTTCTGTATCTTCCTTGGGAAGGATTATTGTCAATGATGCTTTGATAAAATGCTTCGCGTTGGTCGCAAATTGCATTGCATATAACAATCTCACTTTGGCGCGTGACAGCACCGATAGTCATTGGGCCGATTACTCCGTCGACTCCGACACCAGCAGCACGTTGCAGGAACTTGTTTGCACGTCCGACACCATGATTCACGCAACCATCGAAATGGAGAACAGCTACACGCGCTGGTAACTTGTCGCACGAACCATTTAGCCAATATCTACGATAGTAAACGTCTTTTGCTTGTGCCCAAGTGAGTGCGGCAATATTTAGGTCTTTATTGGCGTTTTTAGCAACACCAAACTTAGTCTCGCCACCGTTATCGACTGGATCATCAACGTAGCCAACTGCTCTGCGTTGATCCTTTGTTCCTATCAGCCCCGCTTCTACTTCTGTCGTAAGTTTCCAGCCGCCGCCAACTTCGTATAACATGGCGTGATTAACCGCTTCGTCAAATGCTTTTGTGTACATAGTATTCTCCTTTCGTTTTACGTATTTATCAAGCCGACGGCTTGATAAATACGACATAAAAGGTATTATAGAAAAATATGGTAACTAAAGTAAATGGAAAATCTAAAGGTAACACCTTTGAACGAAAAATAGCAAATTTGTTGTCTGACAGATTTAAGGCACACTTAGGCATAGAAAAGGGATTTAGACGAAATCCGGATAGTGGCAGTTTTTTCGGCGGCACAAATCATACAAGGACCGAAATATATGATTCTGATTTTGCTATTTTCGGTGATCTAATATGCCCGAAAACATTCCAATTCTCAATAGAATGCAAACATTATAAGTCATCCCCTACATTTAATGCTGTATTAAATAATGACGTAAAAGAATGGGATTTATGGATATCACAAGCAGAACAAGATAGCATTAAATCACTAAAGAAAATGATGTTAATTGTTAAATATAATAACGTAGCTGAATTTGTAATTACTAAAGACACGCTGCCAGCAATAAGGTTGTGTTTTGAGTATAAAGGAACGTATGTGTATAAGCTTGCTGATGTGTTAACGCTGGATATACCAGTGTTCTTTTAAAGATTGCGTGGACACAAGATGTGAAAATCCTCGACGCTTGGATCCAACAGCAGAAGGACGTCGAAGATGAAGGAGATTTGAACTTGATTCTTATTAAGGTAGGAAGGATAAATGGGTTGTCTATCCTGCAGAATTGACCTTTATTGTCAACCGATCACTTGTGTATAAAGGTTGGGTATTTACAAGCTGGGATGACTTTTGGTCTAAAGATGTTAACATTGAGTTAGTTAAGAAATATTCGACTACTTGCGTGACTTGTTCCATAACGGTATAGCACCCATCATGCAAGCAAAATGATCCAAGTATTGCATTTCTTGGTCCTTCTGTGTAGAACCTACTGTGTCTTGAGCAAATCCGCCAATCATTGCAGAAGCTTGTACAATGTCACATTTTTTAGCATATATAGAAATATTGTGTCTTGCCAATAAATATTCGTCTGCTTGATCCCTGATATTGGAATCAGTTCCATCACCAGTTGTGTATCTACCCAACCTACTCCTGGATCCCGGTATTGGTTGTGTATATTCTATAGATCTTCTTATACCTAATGGATTTGCAGTTTCGCCTATTTTAAATACTACATCATCGACTGTTATTATGTAAACCCAACTTCTGTGTGTGTCATACATCATTGATTCATTTATATCTTCATATGTCCATTTATATATGCTTGATGTATTTTTAATTCTGCATATTTTTTTAAACCCATCCGGAGCATATATAGAAATATTTAACCCCCATAACTGCTTCTTAGGCATGATTACATTATTCTGAAAATTTAGCATATTACTTTAATCCTTTGTGTTTGTTGATGTTCTATTGTATCTGAAGCATCAACCGAAAAACAAGAGCATCAAACAGTGGAGTCCGAGCTTTCTATTGATGTAAATCCACCTTCTTTTATTACTTTTATAATACTCGGTATCCTTGGAATAAATTCCTCTCGATGTGATATTAAGAAAATATTTCTATCTTGACCTCTAGACATATCTTTTAGAATTTTTAACACCGATTCTGTTCCAGATGTATCCAATCCGTTATCCACAAGTTCATCGATAAAGAGTAAATTAATCTTTTCATTCATGGATTCGAAAACATCCCGAAATGACCACGATAATGACAGAATAAGTCTAGTTCTTTCGCCGCGACTCAAGTTATCGAAGTCGAATTCTTTTCCATACATTTCTATCTCGACTTCTAAGTCAGATTTGAATTTCACAGAATGCGGCAATCCTATGTCTGCCAAATAGTGCGCTAACCTGTGATTTAAGAATGCAAGATTTTGATCAATGATTTTTTTCCTGATAAAACTATCCTTATTAGTTAACAACTTCATCAAAAATTCTTGATGGTCTCTTAACTTAACTAATGTATTCATTTTATCGAATACAATTTCTTGCAAGCCGTCCTTTTTAAGGGACTCGATTTGGTCCAGATACGGATTTGTAGATTCTAATTCTGCAGATAAGCTATTTCCAAGAGTATCTAATGTAGTCTTGTGGTTGTAGGCTTTATCTAAATTCGGATAGAATGTTTCTGGAAGTTTTGGAATCAATGAGGAAACAGTAGAGGCAAGGGATTTTACCTCTCCGAGCTTTACTGACTTCTCTTGCAATCTGTCGTTTGCTTCTTTTTGCTGAGCAATATATTCGTTATGGACCTTATTATGTGTCTCTTTATCCATCTCTTGGTCGCATGTGGGGCATATTTTCTCCGTCGAACTTGCCAAGATTTTATTTAACTTTGTTACAGACTTAGTGGTGTCATTTACATCCTTTTCCAGACTAGACAATTCTCTCGTGAGGGAACGATATTCAGTAGTTATGTCTTCGACTTCCTTTTTAGAATTGTGCAAACTAATCTCTGCATCAATGTCTACTCCGAGCATCTCCATAACAGAGGTCTGCAAAGTACGAATTCTGTCTTCTTTAGATTTATCCCATGTCTTCGATTTGATTTCAAATGTAGATATATTCGACTCGATCCTTGCGTTTGCTGACGCAGTCGCGGAAATCCTGAACTCTTCTTCTTTAATCTCATCTCTTGTCACCTTTGCTTCTTCTTTTAGCTTGTCGGCTTTTTCGGAAAGCTTAGTTATACCCAAAAGTTGTTCGATGATTTCTCGTTGTTCGTTTGTCCGTAATGCAAGAAAAGGTTCTACATAAGTATTCAGTGCAAGAATGTGCTTAAACATAGTGTGTGAAACACCGATAATGCGCTCAATCTCTACTTGAGTATGTCGACCTTCGCCCTGTGATTCATCTTCCCCTGTGTCTTTCTCGACACCGTCCTTAATGAACTTAAAAATGCCCGGCTTTCTGCCTCTTTCTATTTTATAGTTTACACCATTGATTTCAAAAAGCAACGTAACCAACATATTTTTCATGTTAGTTTTATTAATAAGATTATCTTTTTTAATGTTTGTCAATGCGGAACCATATAATGCATAGCTGAGAGCATTCACAATTGAAGATTTTCCAACACCATTCCTATTATCATTTCCACCCAAATCTAAGTTCTCACCTAACACTAATACTAAATCATTACTGGTGAAGTTTATAGACTGAGTAACATTACCGATACTCATGAAGTTTTTGATGGTTAATCCGTGCAGTTTCAACATCTATTATAATCCATTATAAATTTCTATCAACTTTTTGGGATCAAAACTCGATCCTTCGTCAATGTTTGTTAATTCCCCAATCACGATCTGATCAACTGTTTTAACAGTTATGTCGCCCTTATATTCTTTCGATAATTCGTCAGTCTGATTCCTGACAAGTTTGAATTCTCTTACTTCGTATTGTGTTAGGAATGTTTCTCTTAGGAACGATGCTTCCTCGAATGTTATATCGAGGTCGAGTGTAACTTGCAAATATGTTTTCGGCTTTAGGTAAATTTCCGGATTCTCTAACAGTGCAGCTAAGTTTATGCTTATGAATCTCGGCCCATTTGTGTAGTCTAGAAACACCGGTTCTTTATCCCATTCGATATATGCGCCACCGCGTTCAAAGTCCCATACATCTGAATAATTGTGCCCAAACGGGTTGCCGATGTAACTAATCTTTCCCTTAGTTTGTCTCTTATGGAAGTGACCAGAGAATACGTAATCTTGATGCTCGAAGTGTGTCGAGTTTAATGCGCCATTATCCGGCATATCTATCATAGCATTCATTTTGAATCCAGGCAACTCTAAGTGTCCAAATAGGTATTTCGATTTAATGTTTTTAACAGTCTCCCATTCATCCTCAACAAGCCACGGAATAAACGCAACATCATTCAATACTAAGGGTTCGTCAACTAAAACAATATTTGGGAATAGTGTGGCAAATTTAGTAGTCGTTATAGATCTATTTTCTCGATAAAACAAGTCATGATTGCCGACTAAAAAATAAGTTTTTAAAAAATTATCATTAAGTATTCTCATGCCCTTGATCATAAAATCTTGGGTATGAGCATTTACACTATTTCTGTGATGATGATAATCACCCATAAAGATACAAGTCTCTGCACCTCTCTCCTTTGCAGCCAGAACTAACCATTCGATAAATTCTATAACGTCTTGGTTGTGCTGGGCTGAATTATGTCGCAACCCAAAGTGACAATCAGTGAAAACTACTGTCTTATTAAATAGATTCATTTTTAGCTGCCTCTTGAGCTTCTTCTCTTAGGTGTCTAATTTCACCCTCAATAGCAAGTTGTCTCGAGAAGCTAGGACTTGCGCCGCTATCGATTAACAAGTCATCTCGCAAGTCTTGATTTTTCTTTTCTAAGTTTAGTACACGAGTGAAACTGTTTTGTAACGATTGAGTGTAATATGAGAATGGATTATCCGATTTGTATTCGTCAAACTGCAGGCCCATCTGTGCTAATTGCAACAATGCTTGGCCCTTCATTTCGTCTAAATATGTGTTTCCGGTTAAATAGACTGTGTCATTTCTCCTTGCAACAAAACATCCATATTCTGTCTCTGGACACCAAACTCGGCCATTGTAATCTTCGGTGGGGATATTTTGGTGACTTAATTTACCATTTCCGAGCTGAGTTAACCCATCTCTGCCATTATTAAATCCGCCATTGAAATTTATACAAGATGCATTTGTTTTATTTTTCTTTTTAGAAAAAATATTTAGTGTATAATAATTAGTCAATTTACCAAATGACAATTTATTATCTATGAAATGGGAATGACTTCTTAATCCTAACATTGCACATAATGCCTGGACATTATCGATGTGTGTTTTATTTTTTTGTGTATATCTCAAATGTTGTTTATTATCGCCAGTTCTCCAGCCGTCACCGTCTATAAGTGTATTGAGGAAAATATGTCGCTGACGTTCAGATAAATTCATAATAACATCCGTGAATTCATTTTTATTTGGTATAATTGCAAATAACTCTTTAGAATTTGTTCTACTGATGTTAAATACTATGTTATTACCTTTATGTATTTTTTCACTATATTTGTAATTTAACGAAATAATACAATTTCGTATACGATCAGCGCCCAGACCTTCATTTTGATAAATTCCTATGGATCTAAGTTTTCCTTCTTTGTCGAATTGATAGCATCCTTCTGTTATAACCCAGGCCATTAATTCTACTATATCGTCGTTATAAATTTCTAATTTATCATTAACTGCATCAGCAAGCATTAAAATTTTATCCGACCGCTTTAATAATTCAACAGGAACTAACCCATTTTCTGTTACAATTTTATGATATGGTGTAATCAGAGAATCCATACCTTGCTGAGTCAATTTATGCATTTTTCCACTATAGTCGCCGCGATACAGAGATTTCACAGAAGACCATGCTAAATTATTTCCGTTGTATGACAAAATTATATCATTTTCGTCGATATCATCTATCCCTAGCCAACCTCTTTTAGTTAACGCCTCTGTTTCTGCATCTACACAATACCCACGCCAGTTACCGCGCTGAGCATATTTATTAACCATTAAGATAAACATCTTTGCCAATGTTTTCGTAATTGAGCCGTGTTCCAAACTAAATTTACCATTTTTCGTATGGGATTTGCCAACCTCTACGGCTTCATTGTCTACAATAATGTAATGCTTGAAGGGGTGGAAGTTTAATTTAATGTGGCTGTCTGCAACACTCTTTGGATTCTTCTTCCTACCCGGAGCCAACGGAATATGGTCAAATGTAAGAACCCTAAAAACTAAATCGTCTACTGAAAGAGTGTCTGGTTTAATCTTAAATTCCGATAACTTAGGTTTGTCTGCTTTCGTCAGCATTACAGTGTTAGCCATTGCATGTTCGTACCCTCTCGCAGCAATCCTTGCTGCTTTAGCAATCTTACCTTTTTCCTGCACATCTACATCAAAGATTTCTGCAACTGATTCGATGATTACATCATAATCAGTGTACTTGTCGTCGATATATTCGGAAAAGGATGTTTTGCTTAGGTGAATTTGTTTCAGCATGTCCTTATTGTTAAGATAGTTTATTTTCTTAACAGGAAACAACGACACTACTTTCGGTGCCTCTGTGTCTTCTGTTTCATCATCTACTTCGTCATTCATATTTTCGTTCATTAAACTTTTCTCCAATTAAGGTTTTCACTATTATAGCAGGCATTCGACAGAAAGTCAAACCCCAGTATAAAAGTACGTGTTAATCTCCAAGATAAATAAGCAAGATAGGAGAACATAATGCCACAACAAGACCAACGAGCAAGATTACAGCCGAAGAATATTAACAGGGCGCAAAGTATTCTGGGTGCTCGCTCGGAAGAAAATCTATTGTTTCCATTGTATTCTACAGGTGGTGTCCTGTTTCCATATACTCCTACTATTGTGACAGGATCTGTCACTGAATATGACAACACACCATTTACTCATTCGAACTACGGATATAATGCATATGTGAGATCATATCCGAAAACGATACAGATAACAGCTGAATTCACCGCCCAGACAAACGATGAGGCCTTATATTTATTAGCGGTTCTGCATTTCTTCCGGTCCGTTACGAAATCTTATTTTGGAATAACCCCTTACGAAAAAGCAGGAACGCCACCACCGACATTGCTATTTAACTATTTAGGTGAATATCAGTTTAATAATGTTCCGGTCGTTATTAAAAACTTCGACTATACCCTTCCTGGCAATATTAACTATGTTGCAGTCAACACTGCCCGATCAAGTTTGTACACACCCACATTAGGCGTGCAACTTGAAGGTGCGAACTATGGCGGATATTCATATGTTCCGACTAACTTAACTGTTACATTAGAGTTGGACACACAGTACATTCCTATTAATTTAAGAAACGAGTTTAACCTAGATAAATTTAGAAGTGGGGAATTAGTAGGTAAAGGATACATTTAATGGCAGTAAATTCAAAAATAACAAGTCAATACTCCAGAACACCGATTAAAGATTGGCATTTAGACCTATGGGTACCGAGGACAGTTCCTAAAAGAGATACAGATAAAATACTTATTATACCGCCAGCATTTAATCAGCGTCCGGATTTACTGAGTCAGCAAGAATATGGCACACCACGACTTTGGTGGGTATTTGCAGTAAGAAATCCGAATTTGTTAATAGACCCTATTAATGACTTCCTCGCAGGCATAGAAATTTATATCCCTGCAAACATTCTACAATAATATGACATGTAAAACACCGCCAAATAATAACTATGATAGCAGAATAACTGATATAAGTAGATATAAAAATGGACTAAACCAGAAGCCCGAAGTTAAAACTGGTGGACCCGCAGGCGGCGGCACAAATAATGCTGCCTTTCGGAATTTTAGGAAAGCAGAAAATGCATATCCGCATGAGTCCACTGGCGCAGACTCCAATGGGTCCTGGGATTCCGCAGTTAACACTGATTATATAACTGATAAGATTCCACTTAATTTACAATTTCAGCCAAATATGCTGGATGCGTATGACGTAGTTACATACCATTGGAAATTGTTTATCGTAAACCAAAAAGCTGCCACTACCGGCGAGGTGTTTAATCAAAAACATCAAACTATTATTGCAGAAACAGGTGTATCTGATTTAACAATCGACAAAGTAGAAATTAATAGTCTTGCGACCCCATCTATAGAAAGTGGCACAGGTACATCTATTAATGTTAAATTTGAAATATTAGAACCAGCTGGCGCCGGGTTGATTGATAAAATATTTTATCAATCTATTGCTATGGGCATCGGTAACTGGAATGTTATGCCGTTTTATTTGCAATTACAATTTAAAGGCAGAAGTCCAGAATCGTCAGAAGCAGAAGATGGAGCACCTGGTTCTATTGGAAATCTAAAATGGCTGTGGACATTAAAATTAACATCCATTAAAGCAAACGTAACTACAGTAGGAACTCGCTATGAATTTTCTGCCTTAATATATAATGAGCTGGCTCAGAGCAATGCATACTTCACACTGCAACAACCGATGGTATTAACTAATTTAACCACATTCGAAAAGGCAATGGGTAAGTTGATGGACAAACTAAATGAGGATCAATTTTATAAATTAATAGATAATAATGGCATCCCGGATAGTTATAGGATTGTTGTGGATCCTGAAATTGCACTGTATAATATAACCCCTGTAAACGCTAACACAAATTCCGTTAGAAGTAATAGTACAACTGAACTCCATACAAAAAATGCAACCTTCCCCGCTGGCGTAGCAATTGATAAGATAATCGATTCCTTGCTATCTCAGACAGATGAATATCAGAAAAGCATGTTAGGCGCAGGGTCGCCCGGCGCAGAAGGAAAAACAATGAAGGCCGAGAAGAGCCAGATGAAATCGTTTTGGAGGATAGTAACAGAGTCGAGGCCGATTGTGTTCGATCCACGCAGAGTAGATTATGCTCGAGAATTTACAATTTATGTGTTTAAATACGACATCGGTATATTAGATTCAAACTCCTTCCAGGATTCTGCTCCTCCAGATACCATACGAGCCGAAAGAAAACGGTTAGCAACATACGCTGATAAAAGTATTCTGAAAAAGAAATATAATTATATTTACACTGGACTGAATGATCAGATTATTAATTTCGACATAAAGATTAACAATGCATTCGCATCTGCTGTAGCCCGCATGGGTGGAATTTATTACAATGCAGCCATGCACGATATGGGGGTAGTGGCTCAGGAACATGCGGCAGAGGAAGCAAAAATTACAGCACAAATCGGGCAGACAATGTCATTTCTGAATGTCGCTGCATCATTTAGTTCGGACTCGACATCTGCGTCTGCAGCGGCCGATAAAGCTGATGCATCACTTGCAGAAAGTCGCGATGCTATTAATAATGTAAAATTACCCGAAGCCAGGCGAGAACAACTTCGGAAGATATTAAGTAGCGTGAAGGCCGATACCAGATTAAATTTCGTAAGGCAGGCGCAGGCGGCTGCCACTCTGGAACAATCATCCTTTATAGCAAGGGACTTAGCGACACCACGTAGTAAAAAAGTCGAAGATACAGATTTAAGATTTATTTCGGATGTCGACCAAAACGGCTTCAATGCAAAACAAGCATATGCAGATTATGTAAAAATGCTAAAAGGTAAATTGCGTCCTATTGCAAGAGTTGATTCGATGCATCAGAGACAAATTGGTAGCGGGATTGAATCGAATAGTAATTCAGGAATCCAGAAACTCTCTAGTATGTTTGCAGTAGCATTGCACAGCAATCTCGATGGCTCATATGCGCAGACCACAATGACTATTAAAGGAGACCCATTTTGGTTATATCCTCAGCCATACACTGATAACAATGCAAGAATTTATAATTCGTTAAAACCAGACGACGTCGCCATAAATAATATCAGAAATGGTCACAAATTGATAGCCGATTCTGTTAATTTGTTTGGGACTGATAATTTTATCATTATAAGATTTCGAACTCCTAAAATATACAGTATAGATAACAATTCGGAAGGAGAAGAATCTATAACTGATGTGGAATCTTTTAGTGGACTGTTTAAGGTAGTAAGAGTTACAAGTCGATTTGAAGGTGGAAAATTTCATCAAGATTTACATTGCCAGTTAGATCCGAACTTAAACATACTTAATTTCAGTGACGAGATAGATGCTGCTAACAAGGTGCCAGATTTAATATTACCTGCTACTGGTGGGACAAACAATATACCAGCAGAATTTTCTAAAAATCCAAGGATATTTGCAGCAAATAATGCTGTTGGCCAAGATACCGGAGTAGTTGTAACTCCGGTCGTTCGCGGTGTAGTTAGAGGATCAACCCTGCCAGAAATAAACAGGGATGTGTTGAGAAGACCAATTAGAGGATAACAATGGCGTATTTGAATACAAATGACAGGACAACATCGGCAACTAAAAATGAAACCGGCGTACTGCTAGGAAGGATACCACTATTACATGGTGTATATTCCGGATTCGTCAGAGATGCAAGAGATGTTCAACTCAATGGCCGTTTACGGGTATGGGTGCCGGAATTAGGCTCTGTGCCTGATAAAGAATCAGGTTGGATAACTGTTAGTTATTGTTCGCCATTTGCAGGCGCAACAAACGTCAACACAGCATCCAGAACAAACTTCCAAAAGTTCGATAACACACAAACATCATACGGTATGTGGATGATTCCGCCTGATATTAATAACCAAGTTATCATAATGTTTATAAACGGGGATTCGTCAAAAGGTATTTGGATAGGCTGTATGTATAACCAGTTCCAGAATAAAATGGTACCAGGTATGCCATCTGATCCTAATAATCATCAATACCACGGCGAAGATATACCTGTAGCAGAATATAACAAATGGAACGAGAAGAATACTATCCCAGATGCAGTAACAAAACCATATCAAGAAACAAAGTTTAAGGGTGTTGGTAATCAGGGGTTGATCAAAGACAAGCAGCGCGGCACGACAACTTCGGGCGCCCGTCGAAGTTCGCCGAGTAGTGTATTTGGAATCCTTACACCGGGACCAGTTATAGATAAAACAGCATCGGCAGCTAACATACGAAGAAAGGGCGGATCATCATTTGTGATGGATGACGGGGAAAACTCCGAGTATGTACAACTGACAACTAAGTCCGGAGCACAAATAAAGATAGACGAAACTAATGGAAATGTATATGTAATCAACAGAGATGGAACATCATGGATACAAATGGATCACAAAGGTAACATTGATATCTTTGGTGCAAGTAGCATTTCAATGCGAGCACAGTATGATGTAAATATCAGAGCCGACAGAAACGTAAATATTGAGGCTGGTCAGAACATTTTTATGAAGGCTGCTAAAGATACCGAAGAATCGACTACCACATTCACATATGATGTTAATAATATTCCTAAACCAGAGACAATCCCAGTCTGGAAATACGTTGGAGAAGGCAATGGAACTGGCGGCAATATTGTCACGCAAGCCTTAAACAACTGGCAAAGCACCACCCAGAAGGGTGCGTTTCTGACTGTTGTTGAGAACGATTTTAATTTGATTGTGGGCAATACTATCAATGCAACAACAGTAAATGGCGGTCAGAATTTTAGCTCAAAATTGGGTACAAAAATGACAACAGACGGCGCGTTCGACTTGTCAGCTACGGGCAATATCCGTGCAACATCTAAAGGAGTTATATCTGTTGTAGGGACAAACGGAATTGTATTTTGTACCGAAACAGATATCAGTATTAATGCTACAAACGATATTATCGCAACAGCTGGTGGAAAAATAAGCATGGATGCAGAAAGTGTACAAATAGGAACAGGTGTAACTATGGAATCACTGCAATCCGGCACAGTAATTTCAGATACTATTGTCTATGATGGTCAACCGATTGGTGGAGGTGGTCCATCGGCACCAGACACAGAAAATCCAATACTGGCAGAATCTGCAATGATTGCAAACACAGCACAGTCATCCGAAATTAAGCCGTTAAACGAAAAGAAGAATATACTTGCAACATGGTCAGATCCCGAGTCCAAATTTAGGAGGAATTCGGAATCTCTTAAGACAACAGTGTCGAGATTTGCAACTTACGAACCTTGTCCAGAACATTCGAATTTCTCATCATCGAGCACATCAGGAGGAGCACCCATATTAACCGACGATGACAAGAGTTACGAGGGATCTAGCGGAGCTGGCAATAATGCAACAACAGCGCCAGCGGCAGCAACTGCTCCAGGTGTGAATAACACTTCTGTGGAAGGCGATCCGGCAGTAGCAGATACCTTCTCAAACGAAATTGATTTAATAACATTAAGATGCCAATTAGTTTTCCATGAAGGCTACTTAAAGAAATCGTACATAGACTCGACTGGATTATTACATGGTGGGATTGGCCACTTATTAAGGGCCAACGAAATTCCACTCTATCCACTTAACACACCAATTTCTACCGAACAAATCGAGACATGGTATACACAGGACTCTGCATCTGCAATTAAGATTGCCCAGGATTTAATCGGCACAAATTGGGGAAATTTGTCCGATACCAGAAAACGTGCAGTTATAGATTTAGCATTCAACTTAGGCCGGTCTCGCCTTGCAGCTTTTTCAAAATTCCTTAGTGCAATGAGAGACTGTAATTTTAGTACCGCTGCTGTAGAACTTCGCGACTCTAAGTGGTTCTCACAAGTAGGACGCCGAGGAGTTAATATAGTTAGCATGATCGGTCAAGATGTAAATATACCGTATTGCAACAAAAAGATTTTAGGATAATAATATGGCATGCCCACTACCTGCAGCATATGCAAATGCACAAATTATATTAAATACTATCAGTGGTGATCAAGGAGATCCTACGTTAGACGAGTATGAAGAAAGTATAGCTGGCGGGAATAATGCTGGCGGTACGAACGGCGTGCAATTTCCGCCGCCAGCACAAACTAGCCTGCCCGGCGCAATAACATTGCCGCCGAATCAATCAAACAATACTCCATCTAAAGCAGGCAATGGCACACCTGTGCCTTGCGTGGCTTGGAATGGCTTATACACTGCACAATTAAGTCCGAATTATGTTTTGAGCCAGTTCACAACTAATATACTTTATCCGTATCCGCTGAATGCCTATCCACCGTATAGTGCAAATGACAGATTCTGTAATTTGCAGAATTTAGCAACCAACATTGCCGAACCCATGCGATCAAAATTTGGAACTCTTACTATAACTTCGGGACTTCGAAACAGATCATCCGGATCAAACATAAGTCAACATATTACAGGTCAAGCAATGGATATACAGTTTGCTGGTTGGTCATATGCACGATATTGGGATAATGCACAATGGATAAAAGATAATATACCCTACGATCAATTTATATTTGAACACAGTGATAAGACAGGGTTAGCTTGGTTTCATTTGAGTTATAATAAATCAGGCAATAGACCTGCAACTATTTCTACAAAAGTTATGACTATGTACAGAAATAAGTTTAGCCCGGGATTACTCCGATTTGCATAAGTACACATATAATTCTTTTGATAAATAACAAAAAGAGAATTATACCATGGCATCAAATCAAACAGGTTTAGTACAACAACGTCGCATAACAAGAAAGCCTTATTTTGTGGGTTTTAACACGGTGAATCAATCTTCGCCGCCCTACTCACTTACTAATATTGATATAGTAAAACGAGACCTAAATAATCACTTCGCAACCCCGATAGGATCGAGATTAATGCTCCCGGAATTTGGCACACGGATATATGAGTTATTATTCGACCCATTTGATGAATTTACAAAGAATGCTATTACAGATGATGCTGTGAGAGTAGTACAATCGGAACCACGTGTCCAGTTAGTAAGCGTAGATGTATTCCAGGAAGATCAGGCTCTAAATGTCGTAATGACTTTACTGTTTAAACCAGAATCTGTAACAGATAATCTATTTGTGTCGTTCAGCTTGAAAGATAAGGAAAAATTTTAGAATGAAATATTATGTATACGAAATGCGGGATATGATTAAGAATGTGCCATTTTACGTAGGTAAAGGCACTGGCAAAAGGACATACGCCCACACATCCAAATCTTCATTAGATAAGAATGATGGTAATATGTTTAAAAAGAATGTTATTAGAAAAATGTTATCCGAAAATAATAAACCCGGTGTAAAATATGTGTTTAGAACAGATGATGAATTGGTAGCATATGCTGAGGAAACCAAATTGATTCTACAATACGGCAGGCGTGATCTCGGAACAGGAATTCTTACTAATTTAACTAACGGTGGTGTTGGTTCATTATCACCGAATGCGGAAACTAGATACAAAATGGGCAGTTCTAGGCGAGGGAAAAAGGAATCTACCGAAGAAACATTAAAGAGGACTGTGGGATTGATCGGATTTATACATACTGAGGATAGCAGAAAAAATATGAGTAATGCGAGAGCAGGTAAAACATGGAATGAGATTTATGGTATAGATGTGGCCGATATATTAAGGGACAACGCATCTTCGAGATCAAAGGCTCATACACATTCTACTGAAACAAAACAAAAGATGTCAAATTCAAAGATAGGCAAGAAAAAGGGCCCAATGTCGATGGAACAAAAAGCTAAGATAAGTGTATCAGTTAAAAACACTGTTCTGTTACCCGAAGCATATAATAGAATGATCTTATCGACAAAGGGCAAATCTAGAAAATATAACCCCGACGGTTCGTGGGTTATGGTAAAGGCAGACACATTATGAGTTCTTCAATTCGCCAGTCGAACCTATTTGCGGCATCTGATTATCGGAAGGTGTATAAGGCATTTAGTTTTATTGATTATACTGCTTACGACTTCGATACTCTAAAACAGGCACTAATTAATTATATCCAGACATACTATCCGGAAGATTTCAATGACTATATTGAAAGTTCGGAATTTATTGCAATTATTGAATTGCTTGCGTATTTTGGTACAAGCCTTGCGTTTAGAACAGATTTAAATAGTCGTGAAAACTTTATCGATACTGCCGAACGTAGGGAAAGTATTATCCGTCTTGCACAAATGGTTAACTACGTCCCACGTAGAAATATACCTGCAAGCGGCTTATTTAAGATTTCAGCAGTTCAGACTGACCAGCCATTAGTTGATGCTAACGGTATAGACATCAATGACTTAACAATCTTTTGGAATGACCCAAATAATCCAGACTGGTTTGACCAGTTTATCCAAGTTTGCAATGCGGCATTTAATAATCTGAATCCCTTTGGTCGTCCATCGAAGAGTGGAAGTATTGGCAGCATTCCGACAGACTTATATCAATTAAATAATATATTGAAATTGAATGTAACATATCCCACAACCATAACAGTTAGTGGTCAACAATATCCGATTGATGTTTGCAATCCAGATCTTATTACAAATGAAACTATATTTGAACGTGAACCAGATCCAAATAATGCGTTCAATTTTGTTTACAGAAATGATAGCTTAGGTGTATCATCGGATAATACTGGATTCTTTTTATATTTTAAACAGGGTAACTTGTTAAACATAGATACTAATTTCGAGTTTCCGGCACCTAATAGACTATTTCCTATTGATATACAAAATATTAATCAGGACGATGTATATGTACAAGAAACTGATATTGATGGTAATGTAATATCGTCGTGGAAAAAGGTCCCAGCACTTGCCGGCGAAAACATTATTTACAACAGTATTCAATTTGCCGAACGAAACATATTTGATGTTATCACGGCAGTCGACGATACAGTTAATGTTAGGTTTGCCGATGGCAATTTTGGCAATGTGCCGACAGGTTTATTTAGATTCTGGGTTCGCGTAAGTGCAAATGAAGATTTAGTTATTCGACCAGATAATGCTCAAGGATTGCAAATAAACATTCCTTATATCGGGAGTGATCTACAACAGTATACACTTCGTGTAGTATTTAATTTAGAACAAACTATCGGCAATGCGGCGGCATCGGAGACAGATGAACAAATTAAGTTAAGAGCACCCGAAGTATTCTCGACTCAGTCGCGAATGGTTAATGGTGCCGACTATAATGTTTTACCGTTAATTTACGGAAATCAAATCACAAAAATACAAGCATTTGATAGAACTTATAGTGGACAAAGCAGATACATCGACTTAAATGATCCAACCGGATTTCACAGAGATCTTATTATCTTCGGCCAAGACGGTGCTTTATTTAGAGATAATCAAAACGTGTTGCGTGAAGTTATAAGAGATTCATCTAACGCTGGAACAATCGAATCCATTATAGTTAATACTATACAGGAAATGCTAAGAGATCCTAAGGTATCGACATTCTTCTACGACGAGTATCTTCCACAATTTGAATCTACAATCAGAGTAAATCCGTCAATAGCACAGCCGACCGGTCGATCAATATTAGACTTAGTGCCGACGTCATCTGATCCTGTCGGATCTCCTGCATTGTTTTGGCAAACAAGTCCTGTAAAATTTAAAAACGATACAGGCTATTTTGCTATTACACCAGGCGCCGCAGCAGAAGCATTAGTAAATAGTTTCTCGACTAATAATTTTATTGGTGGAACATACGAGCCCTGGGCTATGATCCAATCTGGGTCCGCCATTGTATTAGGTAATCTTTCTGATCCCCTTACTCATAATTCCGTTCCTGTACGGAGCGTCATCCAATCCGGAATACCGACAATTGTTAATCCTCTTAATCCGTTTGCTAATATTGGCCCTATCGAATTAGGCAAAGAGGAACAAAATTCCTTTCAGGCATTGAAGATATATCCGGAATTTAGGAATGATTTAACTACAACCGAAATAAATGAAATAGTTGCTGCTGTCGATGCAGGAATTTCTTTCTGGTTATATTACGACTTATTAGTCAACGAATGGCACACATCTACGACAGCATCACCTGGTCTGTCAAATCAAATTGATCAGCCATTTGAATATGCACCTGCTATTGTATCGGGGCCTAACACTCAGATATATTCGGATTGGCCTCCATATCCGCCTGGTGGATTGTTATATATTGCAATTGCGAGTAACAGCGAAACTGGAACCACAACGTACGAATTGTCAGCTCGCGGCCGCGTATATGTCTTCGAGTCATACAGGGATGTAAGATTTTTCTGGGAACCTAATACAATTATAGTCGATAATGCAAGTGGACTTGCATTGCAGGACAATATTGAAATTATGCCGTTTGTTAATACAAACAGTTCGGTAAACAATAATGCACCAGTCATTATTGATCCGTCTACATCGTTCCTGAAAGAACAAGTCAGATTTAATATAACCGGTGTATTTGTGCAAGATGACGGTTATGTAGATAACTCTAAAGTAGAAGTATCATTGGTCGACTACGACAGTGACGGTATTCCGGATAATCCAGCAGGATTCAATCAAATTGTAACAGCCGATGACAGAATTGTCTTCGAGTTAGAATCCACAGAGTTGTATGGTTCACAAACTTCTAGGCCGTGGATTGCACGTTGGAAAAGAGAACTAAAGGACGTAGCATCTGTTAATTTGTATGTTTATTTCCCTGTTAATCCAACTGATCCAACTGAGCTATATGGCTCCCCATACATAGCCAATCAGCAGTTATCGCTATCTAGTGAAATATTAGATCCGGGCTCGGTTGCAACACCAGGATTCGAATATGTGTATATGGGTGAAGCGGATTTAATATTCATTAATAACATTGCACAAATAGAATTTAACACTGTCACTAATGTTAATTCTATATCGAATCAAGTTACTGCGTTCTTCAATGGGCCAACCGCTGCACAGATGCTAAGCTACCCGTGGCTTTCGAATACGCAAAATGTTAGTGACAAATCTGACATATTGAGTAATTATTTTTTGAATAAATCATTTTTAATATACAGTATTAGCCCTCCAGGCTATGGAGTATATTACTCGTTATTAAATGAGTCATCATCGGACCCAGCATACCCGACTGGAATAATCACAATAGCTGATATAGATACATACAGATTTGACAAAAATGGAAAAGTATTTACTCAGAACACAACAGTACCTGAATTGCAGAGAATTCCTTTATATTTTAAATGGAGTCATTATTCCCCTATTGACCAAAGAGTCGACCCATCGCCGACCAATATTATCGATATGATTGTTATAACTGACGGATATTACAGAGATGTTACAATTTGGAAAAACAATAATGGAAGTATTACTACATTACCTGCATACCCAACAACAGAGGAATTAAGAATACAATTCCAAGACTTAAACCAATATAAGATGGTAAGTGATTCTATGATATGGAATTCTGGTACATTTAAGATATTATTCGGCACACAAGCAGAAGCTGAATTGCAGGCAACATTTAAAGTCGTAAAAGCACCATCTTCGAGTATTAGTGATAATGAAGTGAAGACCAAAGTAATTCAAGCAATTGATACATACTTTGATATTCGTAATTGGGATTTTGGAGAAAAATTCTTTTATACAGAACTAGCAGCATTTATCCACCAACAGATGTCTAGAATCATTAGCTCAGTTGTTATTGTGCCGACAAATGCAAATTCACAATTTGGAAATCTATTTGAGATTATTTCGAGCCCTACAGAGCTGTTTTTGTCTACTGCAACCGTTAATAATGTTCAAATTGTGGCAAATCTTACTGAGCAAAATCTCCGAGCCTAATTAAATAAAGTTAGCTTTTAATTTCCATGATAAATAGTAGGTTAGAGGTAATGCCTACTATTTTTGGAACATAAATGACATCTTATATTAAACGACTGCCGGCCGTATTTCAAACAGTAACTGAAAAGAAGTTTTTTGATGCAACCTTCGATCAGGTATTCTCTAAAAAGGATAGCGACCTGTTATCCGGTTACATTGGGCGTAGAAATCCCGGTGACTATAATCCAATAACCGATTTTTATCTTCCAGAACCATCAAAGAACAGAACATGGTGGCAGCTAGAAGCCACGGCATATGCTCGCACAGCCGATTCTACAAAAACAAACATATTCTTCTACGACGATTTATTAGAGCGTATAGAATATTATGGCGGGAATACATTAAACCAGGACCGCCTGTTTGAGTCTAAATATTATAGCTTCGGACCACCTATCGACTATGATATGTTTACTAATTACGAAAACTACTATTGGGTAGAGCAAGGATTACCTACAATTTCTATATCTGGAGTAATGGGTGTAGATATAATCGGCAAAGCATCATACACTACACCAGGCTTGGCAGATCCATCTGAATTCACACTAAGCACTGGCATGACAATTTTGTTACTCGATGATCCGCTGTATCCAGAACCTGTGGTTGTGGAAAATATGGGAGGTTGCGATGGCATCCAGTTGGTGCCTATATTTCCGGGCTTTACTGTTGGCACAATATTCCAATTTTTACCATGGGATGGCATGCTAGAGTTGTCCACTGGAGAAATAATACAAAATATTCTGTGGGACGGTACGACCTGGGATATTCAGGCAGTACGCGGCCATGGAGATTATATCACCATTGAGCGCGGTGCGGCAGACAGAAATGCATGGTCAAGAACAAATAAATGGTTCCACATCGATGCTATTAATCAATCAGTAAATATAACCGGTGGAGCATTTCCGCCGAATGCTACAAGAGCATTGCGTTCAATTATACAATTTGTAGCCAACCTGGATCTTTATAAATCTGGAACACAATTTAGAAACGAAATAACATTCGGATTTAATAATAATCAATTCGGTAACCCCATAGAGTTTACAGATATTCAAGGTGAACAACTTAATGATGTAAACTCAACATATTCTATCGGAATGGCAGCCGGTGACTTTATAGTTTTCTTTAACGACACTGGCGTATTTGATTTTTGGGACGCTGCATTATGGGACTCGCCTATGGATGCATGGGATGCAGGTATCGGCACATTTAACAACTTTATATTTGAGGTGCAGGTTTTGGGCACCGGAGAAATTAATTTAGTACCATATACATCTTTCCTCACCCCTGTATTAGAGGGCGATATTGTCTTTGCTACAGAGGATGCTCCATACGATGGCGCTCAGAGGGGATCTACATGGTATTATTCGGGCGGCATGTGGTCCCAAGCATTCAATGATAAAGTTTCAGTTAATCAAGCTCCACTGTTCCAGTTGTATGATCACAACGGTATTCCGTTGGACGATAGTTCGACATATCCAGATAGCACATTCTTCGGGAGTAAGATATTTTCGTATAAAGAAAATACTACACCGGGCGCAACCAATGATCCTGTATTAGGATTTCCGATTGTTTATACATCACTTGGTCAGGCATCCGATATTATATTCCAAAACAATTTAATAGTTGATCGTTACACATATTCCGAACAGAGATTGCCTATAAACGGATATTACTATTACAAAACATCTACGAGTCCTGTTTTATATAACAACTGGAATATGTATGATATTTGTGATTGTGACGACATTATTCCGACACCACCTGTCAATTGCGTTAATGTTAGTAAGCAAAGAGTTATAGACAAATATACAGTAGGTTATGGCACTGAATATCAATTCAGAGTAAGCGTTGAGCCGTACGGCTACCCGACAGCTCCTGATATTATTGTATCGGTTAATGCATCGGAAGTAAAGAATTCCGTAGATCAAGTAAATGGATACACATTATCTGTTATAAACGGATATGTATATGTAAACTTATCAGCATATTTGACTAACCTGCTATTAACACCGCAAGCAGTTGCTCCTGTCGTAGAAATACAGACATATACTCATGGATTATTAGATCCAGCAGCAACGGGTTATTCGGAGATACCACAACAGTTAGAGGCTAACCCTACTCAGTTAGAGGTCGGTGAAATCAGTGCCAGCAATCTTGTGGAACAGTTTTCATCCATCATACAGAATCAAATTGGATTCGAGGGAACATCATTCGGCGGGAAGAATAATTACAGAGATTCCAGAAAAAATAGATCACTGGGCCAATACATATTACAGAATGTCTCACCTGCATTGAAGTCAATGCTAGTTTCTTCTGAAGATGATTTAGATTTTATCAAAGGTGTACGATTCAGTTCCGACGAATATACTAAGTTTAAAAACAAATATTTGACAACTGCACTCCAGTTAATAAATCAACAGTTTTCGCCCGTTGCAGTATTTAATAATAGTGTTATTATATCATATTGGGTCGGGGAAATTCTTAAGATTCTTAATGTATCTAAGGAATTCTCGAATGCTTTTGCATATTCGTATATGGCAGCAAGTGGTACACCGTTTGCAAGCGAGCTATATTCGGGTCCAGGAAACGGATTAGTTACCTTAACTAACTATGTGGATCTAGATAATCCTAAGAATGTAATGTACATTTACAATGTAACTAATCCGAATTCGGAAGAGTTATTATTGGACGGCATCGATTACACAATAACATCTACTAATCTTTCGATCGATGTTCAGTTGAATTTAGGTGTAGCACCTGTTGATTTGTATATTGCATTATACCAAGAGCCGCTGCCTACATATATTCCGTCTACACCGACTAAAGTGGGTGCGTACCAAACATATGTTCCGAGGATCGAACTCGACACAACTTTTGTTACACCAACAAATGTTATCATCGGACACGACGGATCTAAGACAATTGCGTACGGTGACTACAGAGATATATTATTATTAGAATTAGAAAAAAGAATTTACAATTCGCTACAGTCTAGATATAGATATGAATACAGTGCCCCGGTAAGAGTAGAAGATGTAAAGACGGGGTATTACAGGAAAACTCGTTATACCAGAGCCGAATATTTAGACATAACCCAATCATACTTAAATAAGTGGTCTACTAAGAATCGTGCAAATTACCGAGCAAATGATTGGGATTCTGCAAGTTTATCTACGACAGTTGCAGATTTATGGAAGCTTTACAATTACAGAGCGGCAGTTACCATATTGTCCGCGCCAACCGATTTACCAGGCAATTGGAAGGGGATTTTCCAATTCTATTACGACACATATTATCCAGATACTCGCCCGTGGGAGATGTTAGGATTCAGCGAACAACCTTCATGGTGGCAGTTTGAGTATGGCGCACCGGCTCTAAACTTGGCAGGCCAGGATGTATGGACATCTACCGCTGCAGGTAACAGTGTAATGTATTCTGACTTAGAAGCAGGCATTATCCGCCAAGGTCCTTCAGCAATCTATGATCCGATTACCCTTACTGTGCAACCACAAGAAATGTGGACTCGGTCTGGATTATCAACAGTTACCCCTGTTGATGCATCTGGCGAGATTATTCCAGTTATCACATTGTTCGGATTGGCATACTCTGGCAATCCTTACGAACCGTTCGACGGATACGATGCAGATTGGGAATATGGTGATGGCGCACCAGTAGAACAAGCATGGATTTCATCA